CTCTTGAATGACATAGAGCTTTCTATCAGTGCCTACAGCATTATATCTTGTGCCATCTAAGGCTACCCAAGCATGCATATCACGTGCAACACCGACCAAGGTTGTAGAGATAAATTTCTCCCATCCTTTGATTTTTTGTGGCAGTCCTTGAAAAAAACGTACATTATCGCCATCCGTCCACTTGCCTTCGCCTGTGTAGTCGGTGACTTCTTTATTGATTCCAGGTGCGGGTCTAAAATTAACTAAGGGCATCGAACCAATATACTATACTTTCTATAAATTAAAAGTAAGTATACCATCCTGTAATTATATATTTTTCTTTGGTATTACTCACAATTCCTCTGTGAGTATGAGTCCAAATTGTAGGCCAAATTATGGTCAATCCTTTTTCAGCTTTTGTTTGTATATTTTGATGTAAAAATTCAGTGCCACCATCTTCTACATCGTTCAAATATGTCATAAAAACAAGGTGTCTGTGCATAGTCTCTTTATTAAGGCTTTCGCAATGATAGGTTTTATACCCCCCACCTTTAGGATAAAATTGTAAATTATAATTACCAGTAATATTAAATACATCTGTACGCTCAACAGTGGGATAATTCTTTATATAAGTTTCTAAAACTGTTTGAAGATTTTTTCTATATTCTCCTATGACTCCATCAAAATTACCTGGACTTAAAGATAAATCGACACTCTGTTTAATATTAGAATCAATAATACCTACTTCATCTTTACCAACCCTACCTTCAACAGCATATTTTTTATTGTATTTAAAATAATCTATTAACTCATCACACAGATCCTCTGATATATATGAACCTAGTATAAAGTTGTTTTTACCGTATTCTTTAATTTTCATTTTTTACAAAAAATATTAATGGTCATTCTACCGTCTTCTAAATTTTCTCCATAATTAGACAGTGATTTATGTTTAATTTGACCGTTGAAAAATAACCCACAATTTTGAACAAATTTAACTGATGATATTTCTTGTTCATCATCAGAATAAAAAGATGTTCCAGAAAATAAATTAGTAGGAGATAAGTAAATTAATATAGTGTCTGTTGGATCTATATGAATCCAATCTTTAGTATCATCTTCTTTCAGTCTTAAATGAATATATGCGTCTATAGATTTATAATTTGATAAAACTAAATTAAACTTACTTTCAATTAAGTGCATTAATTGTAAATATAAAAAAGGTTCTACCTCAGATAGATTTAAACTTCTTTTACCCGGCCAACTGTCTGTTGTTTCTTGATTATTAAGTTCAGAATGATCTTCTACTTTAAAAAGAGATATTTTATTTTTACATGAACTGTAAACTTGATCTATATAAGGAATAAAATCATATCTAATATCAATCATTATTTTCTTTGTGCAACTAAAGATCCAACATGACCTTTGAATGCACGATTACCAAAGTGAGTCAAAGGCATAGCTAAGTCTGCCCAAATTTCACCACCACACTCTTGCCATAGTCTAGAAAAGTAATAGTCTTCTGATAGATACCTGATTTGTGGTTGACCCTCTTTTGTTTTAGTTTTGTATGGTCCTACAGCAAACAGATCATAACAATTGTCAGACTTGTAAGATCCACCATTTACTATTTGATCAGACTCATACTTACGTTCTGGAAATTTCTTCATCATAGTGCGAAACACTTCTCTTTTAACCAACATCATACCAGTGGCTGCTTCTTGTACAGGGAAGAAACCTTGTTCACCTTTTAAATTAAGAGGATCATCAAAATTAACATTGTAACCCAAGGCTCTAGCTTCAATGTCATCAGAAGTAGCCTCTGGATTTTCTTTTAAAATTCCTTTTACTTTTTCTAAATAAATGTGTTTTCTAGGATAAATACCACAAGCTACATCCTTGTCAGCGCATAATAGTCTTTCAATATTTTGCCAACTAAATCCTATGTCTGCATCTATAAATAAAAGATGTGTAGCTACGTAGTCTTTTTCATCCATCATCATAGAAACAATAGTATTTCTTGCTCTAGTAATTAAACTTTCGTTACCCATTGATTGAAATCTAAGACCAACGCCTTTGGCCATGCTCCATTGTTGAATCTCTAATAAGCCATGAACTGTTGCTTCAGAAACCATGCCACCATACATAGGCATTCCTAAAAATATTTTAAAATTCTTATCTTTTAATTCTTCTGGTTTAATCATTATCTTACCTTCTTATAATATTCTAACTTCTTTTATAATGATTATTGAAAAAATGTCTAGTTTAGTAATCAGGATGTGCATCCCACGATTGAGTATCTTCATTCCAAACATAAGCCTCTCCGTCCGTAGGATAAGAGACTGGAGCTTCCCATAAACAAGTAGTTTCATTTAGAGTAAAAGATTCGAAGGGTTTAGGAGGAATAAAAGCATCTTTTGTAGAATCATAAGTATACCCAATACCTGCATAATTTTTTCTTAATGCCTTTGATTGATCCTCACTTGGTGTATTGCTATTGGGTTGATAGTGAACACCTCCTCTTGTATTATAAGAAGTTTGAACCCAAGTTCCTTCTTGAGTATTTATAAAATCTTGTTCTGCCACTATCACTTGAGTGACGATATTGCTTTCTATTTTTGCAAAATGAGACACATCATACTCCTATTGATATTTATACCTAACAATTACTACTCCAGAGCCACCGCCTGCACTACCGGGTTGGTTGTTTCTTTGACCACCGCCTCCGCCACC